CTTAGAACACACGAGACGGCGCAAAAAGAAATCCGTGATTACGCCGAGCAGGTAGAAAAACTTTTCTCGGAAAATATGCCCGTAACCTTTGATGCATGGCTCCAAAACGGTAAGGTTGCGCCATGAACAGGCGTGCCTTTTTTAGATTTTCAAGTAAGGCAGCGGTGGCCGTTCCACTCATGACCTTGCATGAGGTAGCGCGACTGGGAAAGCCAACACCCACTCCGCTCCCAAAACTTGAGGCTGGTCAGATTTTGACGGCCGACGTAATGAATGACTTATTTAATCGAGTTAATCGGCTGGAAGATGCCCAATGACGCGCCAGCGCATGTTCCTGGACATCAATTGTCTCGATGCCGCACGCATGCGAATTCGACACGTTTACGACACCTTCGACACGGTATGTGTTCAATTTTCTGGCGGAAAAGACTCAACGGCCATCTTGTATTTGGCTAAAGAAGTCCACGAAGAACGTAATCTCGGACCAGTAAAAGTAATTTTTCGAGACGAGGAGATGCTCAGCCCTTCCGTTGTCTCGTATGTTGAAATGGTCCGAAACTTTGACTGGGTTGATATGGAGTGGTACTGCCTGCCCTATGGTGCCGAGGTTTGGGTACTAGGGCGACGACAGACGACAGTCATGTGGGGCGACAAGCGTAGAGACGAGGGTCGCCTGGTCCGCGAGATTCCGCCGTGGGCTATTACTGCCTATGATTTCGGACTTGACCACAGCAAGAATCTTCCTGAGCCACTGGATTTTTACCAAATGCAGGGGAAAAAGGGAAGCGTCGCCTTCATAACCGGCATCAGAGCAGCAGAGTCAATGGTGCGCTATCGCTCTCTGGTTCAAAAACTGCACGAGAATTACATTGTTCATCCGTTTGGGCTAAGCAAAAGCATTCCTCTCAAATTCGCTAAGCCGATTTACGACTGGAACGTCAACGATGTTTTCAAGTTCATTACCGAGGAGCACAATGCGCCATACTGTGAGTACTACGACTGGGCAGCGCTGACTGGCTCAAACACTCGGGTCGGCATTCCGCTCCATGCGACAGCAATTAGACGAATTGGTGATGTTGTAGCAACAGAGCCAGAATTTTACGACCGACTCTATGAATGTTTCCCACAAATTGATGCCCAGCGTAGATGGTGGCCTGATTTCGACGTAGAGAAACTGATTGATGAGTACGCATCGGACGGGTGGAGTGGCGTATCCGAATTTATTCGTGCTTACATGATTGGGCCAAATAAGACCAAACGTGCAAAATCATTTGTAGCCGAATTTCGAAAAAAACACATCGCCGACCCGCACTCGTATCCAATTAACTACCTAATTCGCAATCTTTTGCTCAATGAGATGGCGTCGGGTAAATCCGTTTCTCCCGTGGGGCCAAGAACGAGGGCTCATACCGTACGACAAATTGAGGTAGATGACTATGAGTGAAAAAGTGGACATTTCGCTACTAAAGGAGCCAGATTGGGCGACAACTTATTGCCTGCTCCCGGACATACGGACCCTTGCCTCATCGCTCGGCGAGTTCGGCCAGATGGCTCCAGTTATCGCCCAACAGGGAACCGGAATCATCATCGATGGCATTCAGCGCGTACGGCTAATCTCGGGGAATAGACACCTCAATGAGAGATTTGGCAACGCGGTAGAGGTCAAGTGGGTTGAGTGCAACGACCTTCAGGCCATGATTCTTCATGTGCAAATGAATAGGGCGCGAGGGAACGTAATGGCGCGCAAGTTGTCAAAAATTGTAAAGTTGCTGGAATTTTCTGCAGGTTTCAAACTCGCTGATTATGAGCGATTGTTTGCGATGACATTTGACGAATTGGAACTAATGCTAGATGGCTCGGTTCTAAAGCATCGAAAGGTTTCATCACACTCATATTCGCGAGCGTGGGTGCCAGTCGAAGCGCCCGCTGGGGTCGTAGAGTCGGCAGAGATTGACATTGAGCGTCCGCCGAACGCTGACCGCTAAAAACCAATAGCCGTTGTCAGTGGTACACTCTAAGCGTACCTCGCTGCAGGAGTGTGAACAATGGGTTTACCTGATACTGGTGATGATTTTCGTAGCCGCACCGGAAGAGTTCGTCGTGCAATTCGTTCGATTTTGCAGGGAAATCGTCGCCGTCGTGGAACTGGTGGCGTAGGCCAGGAGCGAATTCGCGATATTTTCCGCCGCCGCCGCGGCTGACTCTAGGCGGTTCCAATGCTGGTTACCGTCAATGACCTAGCAACTTTCATGGATGTCAGGTTTTCCCTGACCCAGCAAGATGCTGTCGAATATGTGCTCGAAGGCCTTGAGGCCGAGTTGGAGGCATATTTGAATCGGCCCATTGGCGTTCGTGAGTTTGAGGAATCAATCCGACTCGAATCAAACCACGTTGGAATCCCCATGGCGTCTTTTTTCTATAACACGTCCCTCGATACGACGATGTCGCCAATTACATATACACAACCGCCGACAACAATTTATTTAAAGAATTCACCAGTTGTATCGGTCTCGTCAGTGACGGTTACTCAACCGCAAACTGGAACGACTCAGACGATGACAGAAAATACTGACTTCGTTGTCCGGAAATATGGAATTGACCTTTACCGTGGTTACGCCGATGACTTGGTGGAAATCACGTATGAGGCAGGTCTTGATGACACTGGCGCAACGAAGATGTTCAAATTGATGATTCTTCGCGCTGCCACGCGTGAAGTTCAAAACATGCATGATGATGTCGTTGGCGTAAAAGACTTGGAGCCGCGCAATATCGCGCCAGTTGAAATTGGCTTCACAGAAAAAGAACTAATGTCACTCAAGAGGTATCGTCGCGTAAGGATTTCCTGATGAAACTCGATATCGAGATTTCATTCGACGACGATGATGCCCAGGACATGGTGTCTGACATTGTTGAAAGAGGTCGCGATTTTCGACCCGTATTTCGGCAAATTCGCGAAGATTTGAGGGCGGCATTTTCCCGCAACTTTGCAAGTAATGGTTTGGAAGTCGGTGGCTGGCGCCCCCTTGATGCCGACTATGCATCATGGAAATCAGTCAACTTTCCTGGCGCACCACCGATGGTTAGGACTGGTGCATTGTTCCGTAGCCTTTCTTCGTTGCGCGGGAAAGGAAATGAAATCGATAGGAATAGTGCCAGGTTTGGGACGAGCGGAATCAGGTACGCTTCATTTCACCAGTACGGCACGACCAAGATGCCGAAACGAGAAGTTGTCTTCATTCCTCAGGGCGCTGAGGTTCGGTGGTCAAAGATGGCCGTTGAGTATTTGACCGATGGCGAAATGGAAATTTTAAATGATTGATTTAATGCATGGCCCTCAGTTTGCCAAGACCTATGTAACCAACTATCTGTCGGTCGACCTACCTCGTCGTTTGGTTCAATACCGAAACGGTTGGGGCATTAGCGAAGGTGACCTTCCGGCGCCCTTGAAGTATTTAAATTACGAGCCGATTGCCCTTGACGACCTCCCGACAATTATCACCGTCGCGATTTCAACGGCAAGCATGGAGCGCATTGACTTTGATAGACAGCACCCCATTTACCGCGTCACCTACAACATGCGAACATATGTCTGGGTGAAGACCGAAGGTTCCGAGCAGACAACGGACATGAGGGACAGGTTGACAACCGTCGTACGTTCAGCACTTCTTGACAAGCCATGCCTCAATGCCACGGACCCGCGCTCAACGTTTCAGGCGATGATTGATGAAACAAGCATGCGGGAAGAATTTTCTGACTTGACCCTTCTTAAGGGCGACCGTGTACTGGCTGGCGCTTATTTAGCCTACGACATGCACATCAACGAAATCGTGATGCGCGAACCAATTTCTACACTTTCGGAGATTGAACTCACGGTTCTCAATACTTCTCTGGAAAACAGACTACGACTGACGGCAACTCCAGGTGAGGCATATGGATGAGTGTTACTGTAAAAATTTAAATCATTGGCTAGACGCCCAGGCAATGGGCTATAAGCGCAATAATTGTGTTGTTATTTACAGCAGGTCAAAAAAAATAATCAGGACGTGCGCTTCTGGGCACACCATCGAGCCATTTAAGTACAAACTTGTTGACCCGACGTACCCCAGCATTGCTAAGGGTATTGCAATGGATGAGTTGCGGGTCATTGTAGAATTTGATGGGCGCGGGGAACGCAAACAAAACGGCGACGGAGTGTGACATGGCTACATTTAGGGTTGTTAAGACTAGCGACGCCGGCGAAGAGGCTGCCAACGGCGCAATCGTTGTGCGCAATAACTCAAGAAATATCGTGAGAATTTCGAGCCAGGGACACACAATTGCTGGCAAGGAAGCAATGGTTGTGCCTGAAATTGACGCGGTTTTGCAGGAAAAGATTGACGCTGGATTGATTTCCGTGCTCGGAAGTCCGGCAAAAAAGGCAAAGCCGGCCGCCGCCAAGAAGAATACAGACCAAGTGGATGAGCCGAGTGGCAATGCGGGGACCGTTGCAGCGGACCCTGACGTAAAGGAAAACCCGGTCGCAAGTCAAGACGAAAAACAAAACGTAGAGCCCCAGGAGCCAAGCCTCTGATACTCTTATAGGTGTCAGTTGCACTGATAATCGCAAGGTTGTCGTACAATAGGCAAGACTTTTGTAGGCACTCCGAATAACCAACGGGATGGTCCAATATGCCTGGCATCAGAATTTCAACCGCAGTACGCACGGGTCCGACAACCAACACGGTTCGGGAGTCCTCGCAGGCGTTCTTCGTCGGCAAGACTCAGCGTGGGCCGAGCGATGCTGCTGTTCTCGTTGCCAGCATGGAAGAGTTCGAGCAGCACTTTGGCACCTACCAGTCGTATTCATACCTGCATCCGACTGTTCAGACCTTCTTTGAGGAAGGTGGCACCCAGTGCTACATCGTTCGCGTTGTTGGCTCTGATGCCACCCAGGGAACGCTGACTCTGGATGACGCGAGCAGCGACCCTGCGCTTACGTTTGCTGCTGTTGGTGCAGGTTCGTGGAGCACGAGCCTTTCGGTCGATGTTGATGCATCGGGTAGCAACCGCATTGTGCGCCTCTATGTGTCGAATGCTCTGGTTTTCTCGACCGGACCCTGCGCCACCAACGAGGAAATCATTGGAAAGTTTGCTCGTAACGCCACTGCCAGCCGACTGGTCCTCGTGACCTCCGAGGGCGGGGACCTGATTGCTGCCACCGCAAGCGCTACTGCGCTTAGTGCTGGTGACGATGACCGCGCCGCCATTGTTGATGCTGACTACGTCAATGCCCTTGACCTGTTCCTCGACTCGTTCGGAACTG